ACAAACCAATCATCTGCGAATGGTGGAGAGATTGAATCTATAGATTCTGTTAAATATTTTGCTCCAAGAATATATTCTGCACAGAATAGAGCAGTTACTGGAAGAGATTATGAGTCGATTATAAAAATAATATATCCAGATACTGAATCTGTATCTGTTGTTGGTGGTGAAGAATTAGATCCTCCGGAGTTTGGGACAGTTCAAATTTCAATTAAACCTAAAAATGGATTTTTAGTATCCGAGTTTAATAAATCTAGGATTTTATCACAACTTAAGCAATATTCAATATCGGGAATTAATCAAAAAATTGTAGATCTTAAAATTTTATATGTTGAGATTAACTCATTTGTTTATTATAATGATTCGATGGTATCAACACCTGAAGATTTAAAATCTAAAATTGTTAATTCACTTACAAATTATTCCGAATCAACTAACTTGAATAAATTTGGAGGGAGGATTAGGTATAGTCAAGTATTACGAACTATTGACGGCACAGATACTTCTATAACATCAAATATTACTAGAGTTACGATAAGAAGAAATTTATTTGCACTACTTAATCAATTTGCACAGTATGAATTGTGTTTTGGAAATCAGTTTCATGTTTCTGAAAATGGAAGAAATATCAAATCTACTGGATTTAGAGTATCTGGAGAGAGTGGTATTGTTTATTTGACTGATATACCAAATGCTGATAAAAAAACTGGTATTCTTTCAATTGTCAAGAATTTATCAGATGGAACTATAAGAGTTGTTGCAAAGTCTGTAGGAACAGTTGATTATGTTAGAGGTGAAATTAATCTAGGGACAGTAAATATTGTATCAACTGTTAGACCAAATAATATTATAGAGATACAAGCATTTCCAGAATCAAATGATGTTGTTGGATTGAAAGAACTTTATATCAATTTTGACATTGGAAAAAGTAAAATAAATATGATTAAGGATGTTATTTCATCTGGAGATGAAATATCAGGTACAGTCTTTAACAGAGATTTTTACACATCAAGCTATTCAAACGGAAGTTTAATCAGAGAGTAATATGATACAAACTGGAATTGAATCTAGAGTCAAGATTCAGGACATAATTTCTAATCAATTACCGGAATATGTTTTGGGTGAAAGTCCAAAGGCATTAGATTTTTTAAAACAATATTATATTTCTCAAGAGTATCAAGGTGGCCCTGTTGATATTGCAGAAAATCTTGATCAATATTTAAAAGTAGATAATTTAACTTCAGAAGTAGTTGTAGGATTTACAACTTTATCCTCCGATATCGGATCTGATGATAACACAATTAGTGTTCCTAATACAAAAGGATTTCCTGAACAGTATGGACTGTTAAAGATTGATAATGAAATTATAACATACACTGGAGTTACTACAAACACTTTTACTGGATGTATTCGTGGTTTTAGTGGAATTACTAGTTATCATCATGATCTAAATGCAGAAGAATTAGTATTTTCGGATACAACTGCTGATTCTCATACTTCAAATTCCTCAGTACAGAATTTAAGTTCTTTATTTTTAAAAGAATTTTACAAAAAATTAAAATCTACATATACCCCTGGATTTGAGAATAAAGTTTTTAATCCTGAATTAGATGCTGGAAACTTTATAAAAGAATCTAGATCATTTTACGAATCTAAAGGTACTGATGATTCTTTTAGAATATTATTTAATGTGTTATTTGGAGAAACTCCAAGAATAATTAATCTTGAGGAATATCTAATAAAACCATCAGATGCAAGGTTTATTAGAAAAGAAATATGTATTGCCGAAGCTATTAGTGGTGACCCTGCAAAAATAATTGGACAAACATTAACAAAATCAACAGATCCTACAACTAATGCTTCCATATCTTCAGTTGAAATATTTACAAGAGATCAAAAGGTATATTACAAAATAGGGTTATTTGTTGGATATGGTGATAATAGTAATGTTCAAGGTAATTTTATAATTACTCCCAACTCAAAAGTTTTGGAGAATGTCAGTATTGGTGCTTCTATAATATCTGTAGATTCTACAATTGGATTTGGACAGACTGGAACAGTATATTCCGGAAATAATACTATTGCATATGTTGATAAGAGTATTAATCAGTTTTTAGGATGTTCTGGAGTTGTTGATACCATTACTGCCACAGATAATATTTTTTCAGATGATACATATTTTTCCTATGAAGATGGGGATGTAACAAAACAAGTTGTTCTCAGGTTAACGGGAGTCCTTTCAAATTTTGTTCAAAAATCAGATTCAATTTCTGTTAATGAAGGGCAAATCTTAGGAGTTAAGAGTATTGGAACTTTAATTGAAAATCCAGAACAAAATAAAACATATACAGAAATTTTTGCAAATTCTTGGATTTACAATACTAGTTCTTCAATAGAAATTGATAGTTTTATTGGAGGATCAAATCCAACTGGTGTTATATTAAAAACTTCTGTCGATAGATCTCAATTGAAAAGAGGTGATCGAGTAGAATTTATAGATGAACAAACAAATAATGTAATATACCCCACAGATACTTCAGATCTACCCTTTGTAAATGCTGATATTACATCCAATTCAGTTTTTATAGGAAATTTAAGTTCTTTTTCTCCAAATGAAGGACAATCTATAAAATTGAGAAGAAAAATCAATAAGGCAAATAGTGCCTTTGTTGATTTTAAATATCAAAACAATAGTATTATTTCTGATGTTCAGAACATGTATGTTGATGATAATAATTTTGCATACATAGCATCAAATTCACTTCCATCCTGGGGAAATGAACTTACAAATTCATATGCATATCAAATAAAAGAAAAAATTAAATCAGCATCAATCTCTTCTTCTTCTGGAAGTATTGTTGATTTAGATGTTAACACTGGTTTATATTCCACTATTTTCTTTGATACTCCTGTCTCTTTTATAAGTGGAGAGAAAGTTCAATATACTTCATCTGGAGAACTTTTAAAGGGATTAGAATACGGTTCTTATTATGTTAAGATTGTACCTAATAGTGGTGGCAAAAAAATAAAACTTTTTAGTTCCCCCTCCTTTTTAATTTCTGATGCAAATGCTGTTCAATTTAAATCAACTACTTTAGTATTAGAAACTCACACATTTACTTTATTTTCTCAAAAATCAAGAATAATAAATCCTCAGAAAATTTTAAAGAAATTTTCTTTAAATCCTAATATTAAAGATGGTATTGGAGAAGAAACAGTACCAGGATCAATCGGAATGTTGATTAATGGTGTAGAAATTTCTAATTATAAAACTTTTGATAAAGTTTATTATGGTCCAATCAAAAATGTTAAAGTTTTGAATGGTGGATCTAATTTTGATGTTATTAATAATCCATACATAGGAGTATCTACTAGTGCTGGAACGACATCTTTAGTTTTACCAGTTATAACTGGTAAAGTAACAGATATTCTTGTAGATAAGCAAGATTTTGATATTAAAGAGGTATTGTCAATTAATGTTACTGGTGGAAACGGATCTGGAGGATCCTTCGAACCAGTATTAATTAAAAGAAAAAGAGAAATATTATTTGACGCAAGAACGACTGCACAGGGTGGTGGTATAAGCACATCCACAAATCAATTAACATTTTTGAGTGACCATAATATTTCTAATGGTCAAAAAATTACCTATAGAAATAATGGCAATCAAAGTGTTGTGATTGGGGTGGGATCATCCACATTATCTGACAATGCAAATTATTTTGCAAAAGTTGATAATAATACAACAATAAAGTTATTTAATACCTTTGATGATTATTCAAATGAAACTAATCAAATTTCTTTTGCAACCACTTCAATAAGTGGAGTACATAGATTTTTAACAGAATTAGCAACAAATACTATTTCAGAAGTAAAAATTATAGAAGGTGGATCATTTACAAATAGAAAACTCTTAGTCAAACCAACAGGAATTTCCACTTCGCAAAATGCTATAAACTTTGATAATCATGGATTTTTGAGTGGAGAAATTGTAGAATATTCTACTGTTGTTGGATTAGGAACTACACAACCACAAACTATTTCTGGATTAACTACAACTAATCAATATTTTATTTTAAGAAGTGATGAAAAATCTTTCAGAGTATGTGATGCTGGTATTGGAGGAACAAATACTACAAATTACGATCAAAATAATTTTGTAAAATTCTCTTCTGTTGGAACTGGTTTTCAACAGTTTAAATATCCGGATATAAAAGCAAATATTGAGTTTACAACAGTTGGTATTTCAACATTAACACAAATTCAATCCATAACTGCAACACCAATTGTTAAAGGATCTATTGAAGAAATTTATGTTTATGAACCAGGAACTGAATATGGTTCAAATATTTTTAATTTTGAAAAGAAACCTTCTTTCACAGTTAAAAATGGTAGAGATGCTCAAATATCTCCCGTTATAGTTAATGGATCTATTAATGAAATAAATATGCAATTTGGTGGGTATGAATATTTTTCGATTCCAGATTTGATAGTTTCAGATCCAACTAATGCGGGGAGTGGTGCTAAGTTAAGAGCTATAGTTACTAATGAAAGAATAACTGGAGCAAATATTATTAATGCAGGAATAGGGTACTCTACTTCAAGCACAATTAAAGTTGTTCCTAGTGGGGCTGGTGAAATTTTAGATGCATCTATAAGAGAACTTACTTGCAACCAAGTCGAAAAATTTAATACACTACAAAATGAAATATTAAAAGATGAAAATGATGAATTATCATATTCAGTATCTGGATATTTTAAAGATTTACAATCTTCATTTAATGATACCGATTCAACTTTGTCTAATATTATTGGATGGGCATATGATGGAAATCCTATTTACGGACCATATTCGATTGTAGATCCAGAGAATATAAGTTCTGGTATTAAGACTATGACATCTGGTTATGCAAAAAATGCATCCAATGTTTACAATAGACCATCAACGTCAGATTTTCCTTTAGGATTTTTTGTTGAAGATTATAGTTTTAATAGTGAAAATGGAACTCTAGATAAAAATAATGGAGCATTTGTAAGGACAGAAGATTTTCCAAATGGAGTATATGCATATTATGCATCTATAGATTCTATTACAGGAGAACCACAATTCCCGTACTTTATTGGAAATTCTTTTAGATCAAATACGATTGATGAAAATCAAAGTTTAAATCAAGAATTTGATTTTAATAATTCATCTCTTTCCAGAAATACTTTAGGGTATAAAATTATAGAATTGAATGCTAGTAATGATTTTCTTATTGAAAATGATGCAATTAAACAGCAGCAAGTAAGTGTTGATCACATTAGTGAAGGATCAATTTCTGGTATTTCTGTTATCAATAGTGGAGATAATTATAAAGTAAATGATTTGTTGAATTTTGATAATGATGATACTAATGGTGGAGGAATTTATGCTAAGGTTTTATCTTTAAAAGGAAGGGGCATTGATAGAATTGATACTTCATATGAAGTTTATAATAATGCAGTATTTACTTGGAGAGGAGATGATAAAGTAATTATAACAATTTCTCCTTTCCATACATTATTAGACAACGATTACATCTCAATATCTGGATTTAGTACTTCAAATCTTTCCATATTAAATGGATTTTATAAAATTAATGTCCCACCTATTCCAAATGTGGGATTAACAACAGAAATTACATCATCTGGAGCGGCTACAACAGAAATATATGTAACACAGGTTCCACCAGGAGTTTCTGTTGGCAGTAGTATTGGAATTGGAACTGAAACTTTAGAAATTTTAAATGTATATCCAGATAAAAATGTTTTTAGAGTAAATAGAGGTCTTCCTGGAACCGGACATAC